TGTCGCTGACGCTGTGTACGGGTCTGCGAACTTTTGCTTCTCCCGGGCATCGGGGGGAGGTCTTTTGCTCCCTGACATAGGAGGCGTTTGCTATGGCTGGACGTGGTCCGACCCCGAAGGATCCTGATCGGCGGGCTCGTCGGAATGCTGATCCTGTGGCGTTGCGAGTGATCACGGCGGTGCCGGTGTCGCAGCCGGAGTTGCCCGAGTTTGATGTTGTGGCCACGGAGAATGGTCGGGTCGAGTCGCAGGAGTTCCGTTGGCCGCCGCGGACGCGGGAGTGGTGGCGGATGTGGGGCGAGTCGCCGCTGTCGGCCGACTACACGCAGACGGACTGGGATTTTCTGCTGGACACGGCCCTGATTCATGCCAGGTTCTGGATGGGGAATCTATCGCTGGCCGGTGAGTTGCGGCTTCGGGTCGCGAAGTTTGGGGCGACCCCGGAGGATCGTGCTCGGCTGCGGATTCAGTTCGCGGATGCTGAGGTTGCGGAGGCGAAGCAGGATAGGCGGGGTAGCGAGGCGAGGAGCCGGCGCGGCCCGCTGACTGGCTGAGGCGACACGGTGCCGTGGATGCCTTCGGTGCCGGGCGAGATCCCGACGCTCGGCTGGACCATGATCGACTGGTACGCCGAGTATTTGGCGTCCCCGGATGATCCTGATGGTGGCCCGCTGGTCTTGACGCGGGAGCAGGAGGACTTTGTCCTCCGCTGGTATTCGCTGACGCCGACAACGGGCCGGTTTCCGCACCATCGCGGCCTGCTGGGGCGCCCCAGAGGCTGGGGGAAGGCGCTTGCCCTAGACACGCCCCTGCCGACGCCTCATGGATGGGTAACCGTGGGGTCGGTAGCTGTTGGGGACGTCGTTTTCGGTTCCGACGGGCAGCCGTGCAACGTCGTCGGCAAGTCCCAGATCTGGTATGCCGACACCTACCGGGTCAGCTTCTCTGACGGTGCCGAGATCGTCGCGTCAGGTGATCATCTGTGGGTTGTACGCGACCGCAACCGGATCGCCAGCGAGACACTGACCACGAGGGAACTCGTCAGCCGTGGTGTCATGTTGGGCTCATCCCGCGGGAGGGCCGAGTATCGGTTCAGGGTCGCCATGACTGGCCCGTTGGCGCTCCCGGATGCTGACCTCCTGATTGACCCGTATGTGCTGGGCGTTTGGCTTGGGGATGGCGACTCCGATGCCGGGCGCATCACGTGCCACCCCCACGATTGCGAGATCGTCGATCATCTGCGTGGCATCGGAGTGCTCAACAATAAGCACATCCCCGGCGGGTACCTTCGCGGGTCGGCAGCCCAGCGGCTCGCGCTGCTGCAAGGGCTCATGGACACCGACGGATCGATCTACGACAGGGGCACCTGCGAGTTCACGACAACGTCGCCGCGTCTGCGGGACGGCGTCGAGGAACTGCTCGCATCCCTCGGGATCAAGTTCAGGACGTACGAGTCCGATGCCATCCTTCATGGGAAGGCGTGCGGGCGTAAGTGGCGGACCAAGTTCACTGCACACGCAGATACGCCTGTCTTCCGGCTGGCGCGTAAGTGGGGCCGGCAGCGTTCTACCCCGGTTGGGAATGTGCCCAGCCGCACGCGACGGATCGTGGCCGTCACGCCTGTTGAGACGATGCCTACGCAGTGCATCGAGGTTGACTCCGCTGACCGCACGTTCTTGGCCGGCCGTCAGATGGTGCCCACGCACAACAGTCCGATTCTGGGTGCCGCCGGGCTTGGTGAGGGTCTGGGCCCGGTCCTGTTTGACGGGTGGGACGCCGACGGGCAGCCGGTCGGCAAGCCGTGGTCAGAGGTGCGCCGGCCGCTGATCCATGTGGCGGCGGTGTCAGAGGCGCAGACTAAGAACACATGGGATGCGATCCTGGCGATGTGCGCCGGCCCGGTGCTCGACGCGTATCCCGGCACGGAGCCGTTTGACACGTTCATCAATTTCCCGATCGGGCAGATGACGAAGGTCACCGCGTCCGCCCGGACGCTGAAGGGCGCGCGGACGGTGCTGGGCATCATGGACCAGACCGAGGAGTGGGTGCCGTCGAACGGTGGCATCAAGCTGGCGCAGGTGATGCGGACGAACGCCGCCAAGGTCGGCGGTCGGACGTTGGAGTCGCCGAACGCGTTCATCCCTGGTGAGGGGTCAGTTGCGGAGGAATCCGCCGCCTATGCGGCGAAGATTCTGGAGGGCAAGACGCGGCTGGATGGTTTGCTGTATGACCATCGTGAGGCGCCCGCCGATACGGATCTGACGGATCGGGACTCGCTGATCGCTGGGCTCCGGTTCGCCTACGGGTGTTCGTCGGATCATCCTGACGGCTGCGTCCTGCATGACCCGCCGTGCAAGCCGGGGTGGGCGCCGATCGAGTCGAACGCCGACATGTTCTGGGACCCGGCCAACGATGTGCAGCGGCTGCGGTCTGACTTCCTGAATCAGATCACGCACGCCTCCGACTCGTGGATCACCCGGCCGGAATGGAACGCATGTTCCGCGGCCGTGGTCGAGCCGTCCCCGCCGTCGCCTTCGCGGGGCGACGTGATCACGCTCGGTTTCGACGGGTCCCGTAAGCGGTCCCACGGGAAGACGGACTCCACCGCGCTGGTGGCGTGCCGGATCTCCGACGGCTACACGTGGATCGTTGGGCTGTGGGAGGAGCCGGACGGCCCAGAGGGCGCCGATTGGCGCGTCCCGTCCGATGAAGTCGACGCCGTGGTCCGGGAGACATTCGCCACATTCCGGGTCGTCGGGTTCTACGCCGACCCGGCGAGGTGGGAAGGGTACGTCGCCGGTTGGGAGGCGCGCTTCGGCGTGCAGCTGCGGGTGAAAGCAACCCGGATGAACCCGATCGAGTGGTGGATGACGGGCGGTAACCGGTCCCGTGTCACGAAGGCGCTGAACGCCTTCCTCGACGCCGTCTTGGACGGTGAAATGTGCCAGTCCGGGGATGCCCGGCTAGCCCGCCACATTCTCAACGCCCGCCGCCGGACGAACCCCACCGGCTACGGCATCTACAAGCAGCATCCGGACAGCCCGGACAAGATCGACGCCGCGATCGCCGCCGTCCTGGCATGGCAGGCGCGGCTGGATGCCGTGGCGGCCGGCGCGGCCGCACCACCTCGTCGTCGTCGAAGCCGACCGCGGCGCCTCTACTGAAAATCGGGAAAGGGGGCCAGGTGTCGACCCCTGAAACTCCCGCCGAATGGCTCCCGATCCTAACCAAGCAGATCGACAACGGCCGGCCACGGATTACCGCGTTGAGGCGGTACGTGGACGGCGACGCTCCGATGCCGGAGATGTCCCGCAACACCCGGGCGGCGTGGCAGCAGTTCCAGCGCAAGTCCCGCACCAACTGGGGCGAGTTGATCGTGGAGGCTGTTGCTGACCGGATCATCCCGATCGGCATCGAAGTGGCTGGCTCGACTGAGTCGGATGAGGCCAAAGCAGCCCAGCGGATCTGGCGGGACAACCGGATGGATGTCGCGTTCAAGAAGTTGATCCGGGACGGCCTGGCCTATCGCGACTCTTACCTGATCGTCGGTATTGACGATGATGCGCAGGCTGTCATCACGGCTGAATCCCCGGCCTACGTGACAGCAGCGACGGACCCAATCCGTCCGTGGGTTGTGAGGGCCGCGATCAAGGTGTGGCGGGACCCGGTCGCCAAGACCGACTACGCCTACGTGTGGATCAGGGGCGGCCGGCAACGGTTCGAGCGTCCCGCGACACGGCTCGGAAAGTTGATTGCCCGGGCCGAATCGGCAAGTTGGGTCGTGTCGGGCGAGTTCGAGCAGATCTCCGGCGACATCCCGATCTACCCGTACGAGAATCCGTCCGGGTACGGCGAGTTCGAGCGGCACACCGACTTGATCGACCGGATCAATCACGGCCTGCTGCAGCGGCTGGTCATCACCGCGATGCAGGCGTTCCGGCAACGTGCCCTGCGGCGGAAGCGGCCAGCTGACGGCGTTCCGTTCGATGATGACGACAGCGAAGGCAACGATCCCGACTGGTCGGTCGTGTTCGAGCACGCCCCCGGCGCGCTGTGGGATCTGCCGGAGGACATGGACATCTGGGAGTCCGCGATCACCGATGTGACCCAGCATCTGTCCGCACACAAATCTGACCTGCGGGACCTGGCGGCGGTGACTCGCACGTCGCTGCCGATGCTCATTCCCGACGGCGCGAACCAGTCGGCTGCTGGGGCCGGGGAGCTCGGCGCCGGTATGTATCTGAAGGCCGCCGATCGGCTCCAGGCGGTGCAGATCGCGCTCGCCGCGGCGCTGGTCAAGGCGATGCGTGTCGAAGGCATCGAGCCGTCGGGGACGGTGCGGGTGCTGTTCGAAGCTCCCGAGCGGGTTTCGCTCACCGAGAAGTACGCCGCCGCGGGGCAGGCGCGTGCCGCTGGCGAATCGTGGGAGTCGATCCAGCGCAACATCCTCGGTCGTACCCCGGACCAGATCGCTCGTGACGCCGAAGCCCGAGCCCGTGAAGCCACACCAGCTGCCGCTGAAGCCCCGCCAGGGGGCCTCAACCTGCCACAGGAAGGAACCTGATGACCCTGCCGTACCGTTCGCCGTTCGTCATCCCAGGCGCTCCGAAGGAGCTGCTCGATGTGATCAATGCCCGCAGAGCGGTGATCCCGGCCGGCATGACCATGATGGCGGATCCTGCCGAAGAGGCCGCCCCGGAGGGTGCCCCCGCGCTGCCGGCTCCTCCGTCACCTTCGACGCCTTCCCCAGCCCTGGAACCGCGTGACAACGGTGAGGACTGGAAGGCCCGAGCCGAGGCGGCCCAGGCTGATGCCGAGAAGTGGAAGCAGCTGGCCCGCAAGCACGAGCGGCGACAGCTTGAGGCGCTCGGCTTCGACCCGGACACCGCCGAGAAGGTCCTCACTGAACGCCGCCAGAACCCGAAGGTGGTCGCCGACAAGGTCGCCGGCTACGACGAACTCCTGGGCCGCATCGCGGGCTTGGAAGAGCGGGAGAAGACCGCTACCGCCCGCGCAGATGTCGCGATGGCCGTCGCCGAGCATGGTGTGTCCCGGGAGGACGCGGCCCTACTTGACGGCCTGTCCGGTGACGCCCTCACCAACCTGGCCAAGCGACTTGGTAAGGACAACACCACCACAACTCCGCCCGCTGCCGGCACCACCGCCGGCCAGGGCAACGTCGGCGACCCAGTCAGTGGGCCCAAGCAGATCGCGACACGCGAGGAGTACGCCGCGCTCACCAAGGACGAGCGGCGCAAAGCCCGCCAAGACGGGCGACTCAACCAACTCCTGGGCGTCTCCGAATAGGCGCCCCGACTCTGAAAGGACGCCACTGACATGGCAGTCACCAATTTCATTCCCGAGGTGTGGTCGGACGCGGTCGAAGACCGCTGGGTCGACCGCGGGGTCCTGCCCAACCTGGTCAACCGTGACCACGAGGGCGAGGCCACCAAAGGCAACGTTGTCCACCTCACCGGCATCCTGGCCCCGTCGGTGCGCGACTACAAGGCCAACGGCCGGATCTCGACGCCCGACGCGGTGTCCGACACCGGCTGGGATCTCCTCATCGATCAGGAGAAGGACTTCGCCTTCTACGTCGACGATGTTGATCGGGCGCAGGCCGCCGGCTCGATGGACGCCTACACCGAGGCCGCCGGCGACGGGCTCGTCACCGACGCCAACGAGTTCCTCGCGGGTCTCCTGGCTGCTGGCGGCACCGCCCTGCCTGGCGCCGCCCCGACCACCGGTGACCAGGCCTACGACCTGATCAAGACGTCGTGGGTGCGGCTCAAGAAGGCCAAGGCTCCTGACGACAACCGGATCCTGCTCGCCAATGCCGAGTACGCCGGAATGCTGCTCGGTGCCGACTCGAAGCTGACCAGCTTCGACACCTCCGGCGACACCGCCGGGCTGCGGGACGCCACCATCGGCCGGCTGCTGCAGTACCGGGTTGTGGTGTCCGAGGATCTGCCGGAGACCGACGGTCCTGCGTTCGTCGCTTTCCATGGCCGGGCCGCGTCGTTCGTCGGCCAGATCGTTCAGGTCGAGTCGCTGCGGGCGCAGAACAAGTTCGCCGACATCGTCCGCGGTCTGCATGTGTACGGCGGTGTCGTCACCAAGCCCCAAGGGGTGCAGGTGTTCGGCATCAACACCGGAACCCTGACCGGCACCCCTCGTTCCGAGGTGTGGTCCCTGACCATCACCGGTGGCCCGACTGGCGGCACCTACACGCTGACCGTCGGCAGTGTCGCTACCGCGCCGATTGCGCACAACGCGTCGAATGCCGCGATCGCCACCGCGCTCAACGCGCTCGCGGGCGTGTCTGAGGTGGCCGTCACCGGCTCCGCGACCAGCAAGGAGATCCGGTTCAAGGTGGATGTCGGCCTGACTGCCACTTCGTCGCTCACCGGTGGCACCACCCCAGCTGTCACCGTCACCGCGCTGTGACACCTCGGAGGCGGTGAAGATCATGGAGTGGTTGGCGACAGCCAGCGACGTCGAGGTAGTCCTCGAGCGTGGTCTTACTGCCTCCGAGTTCGAGCGGGTGGAACTGCTGCTCGCTGAAGCGTCGGAGGCATTCCGTCGAGAGTCCGGGCAGCAGTTCACTCCTGGTGTGTCTGAGCATCGGCTCAAGGTCAACGATGGGCGGGTACGGCTCCGGCAGCAGCCGGCCACCGCGGTCCATGCCGTGGCCACTGACGGCGGGCAGACAGTGCCCTTCCAGCAGATGGGCCAATGGCTGACGGTGCCGCTCGACTCGTCACAGTTTGTGCGAGTCACCTACAGTCACGGCGGCACGATACCGGCGAAGGTTTGCTCAACGGTTGCGCGCAGTGTCGTCCGTGCCCTCACTGCATCACCGGACGCAGCCGCCGGGATCAGCCGCAAAACGTGGACCGAAGGACCCTTCGGTGAAACTACGTCGTTCGCGGCATGGGCCACCAGCGGTGGCGCCGTGCTCACCCCGGACGAACAACGATTCGCCCGTTCTTTCCGCCGCCCCACCCCAACCGTGTGGATCGGCAGGGCATGAACGTTGAACCTTGCGGACTGGTTGATGGCAGCCCGCTGCCCGCGATGCGCCTCGCGCCGAAGGGGCATCAGGCAGACATCTACTGGAGCGGGATCAGCATCCCACCCGTGCAGGCTGGGGAGGCTCTCACCGCGCGAGGCCGAGCCTGGCTGGTGGAACAGGTCAACATCTGGGTGTCGCGTCCCGGCGGGGTGCATGCCGCCGTCCGGGAATGCAACGCAGCTGGCCACCTGCACATCCGGACCACCGCCACCGCCACCGGTTACGGCGTCCAGGTCACCTCAGCAGGTGACCCCATCCCGTTCCGGGGAGTGCTCACCGTGACTAGCACGACCGACTCGGACGGTCGTGTCGCTACGAACGCTGACCTGCTGCCGGTCGGGACCTGGAGGGGCTCCTCTGGTGACCTCATCGTCCTTACTGACGGGTCCCGGTGGGAGCAGGTCGGAGATCTGGTTGACCGGTCTGTGGGCGGTCTGGGCGGTGGGGTATCAGAGGTTCCGGTTGTGCGCCTGAGGATGGTCCGCGGTGGCGTCTAGGGCGGGTCGTCTGGCCGCCCTGCCTGGTGTGCAGGGACAGGTGGATGACGTTGCTGGCCGTATCTATCGGGCTGCTCGCAGCCTCGCCGCCGGGCATGGCGGACTGCCGGGAGACATTCATATCCGGCGGATTGGGTCGTATGACGTCGATGTGGTGATGGAGCACGAAGCGGCCCTCGCGATCGAGGTGGGCCATATCGACAAGGTTTTCGGTTCCGGCTGGGTTCCGGGTCTCCACATCATGCGCGACGCCTCCCGGCTCGCGAAATAGAAAGGGGGGTCGTCGCTATGACGGTTTCTGTTATGCACCCTTCCGGATTCCCCACCTATCAGGTGGTGGATCCTGGCCCTTACCTGTCTGTCGGATGGACCATAGAGCCCGGCGACAACGAGGCGCCAGATGAGGCGCCGCCCGATGAGGCGGAGTAGTGGCGTGGAATGACGCCCGGACCTGGATCCAGGGGCAACTGACGGCCGCCTTTCCCGGCTGGGTGGTGACACCCGAAGCAGACAACGTCCGGTTGGGTAGCTACCCGGCGGCCGTGTGGTCCCTCTCGCTAGAGAACCCGGGCAGCCTCGGAATCTGGACGGGGAACCTCACCGTCAGTGTGTTGTGTGATCCGGACACGGCCGCGGATCGGGTGGCCGCGATGCACACAGTTGTTGAGGGGTGGCAAACCCCGGGCCCGATCAACAGCGTCACTCTGGTGTCGAACACTGCCAGCCGCGGACCTTCCGGCGCCGACCGCAACATTCACCAATACGTACTCGTTTATTCCCTGCTGTGGGACAACATCATCTGAAAGGAAACTCCGATGGCAATTGTCGATACGGGATTGTTTGTCCCGAAATTTGGCGGGCTGTTCACCGCCGCAGAAGGAGTCAGCCCGCTGGCGTCCATCCAGAACTTCACGCTGCTGGCCGGACCCACCGGCTCGGTGTGGACCCATTGGGGGCACCTCTCGCGGGAAAACCTTCCCGAAACTGACACCGACGGTGGCGACACTACGACTCTCTCCACCTGGTTGCAGATGAACACCGATTCGGAGACCGAGGAGTCGATCGACACGACCACCTACAGCCTGTTGCAGCTTGACGCGTCCACTGTCGCGGCTGCGGTTGCGCTCAACGGGACGAAGGTGTCGGCGCTGGAGTTGTGGCTGTTCGGGACTCGCCGGTTCGGGATTTGGCGGCCGTCGAACAAGGTGGCGCTCACCGGCCGGCCAGCGCCGAACGGAACCGACCAGTACGCCGAAATGAAGATGGCGCTCACCGTGCTGCAACCGGCCACGTCGATCGCTTCGTCTGCGAACCCCACCGGCGGCATTGCGCCCTGGCCGAACGCGACCGCACCGAACTCGCTGTACATCGACAACACGGCCTTCACGGCAGCCTGATGGCAGGCAAGAAGCAGCAGCAGGTGAAGCCTGCGTCGAACAGCGAAAAGCTGTTGGAGATTCAAGTCAAGAAGTGGATCAAGAAGGCCCCGGAGATCCGGGGCCTTCGCCGTCCCGGCGTCAGGATGCGGGCCGCAGCGATGCTGCAACGCCTCGAATCCTCCGGCGTATCCGAGGTTTCCACCATCGCCGATATGGACATCTCGGAGATGGCGGCGGCGGTAGCGGACGTCGACGAGCTACTCGCCGTTGTCGGTGGTGCCGCCTACACCGAGTGGATCGAGCAGATCAGCGATACCACGGTGCAGATCTCCGTCCTGATGGAATTCTTCTCCTCCATCTATGGGGATCTGGGAAAAGACTTGACCTCGCCGAGTTGAGTGCAGGCGCGGAAGTAGAAATCGTTCACGACTTCCGCGCCATCTACCACCTGTCATGGTGGGATCAGGTCGAAAACGGGGACGTTGACGAAACCCGGATGCTGGTCCATGCATTGAACTCTCGCCCAGACTCGATGTGGCGGGCCACCTGCTACACCCAGAATCCTCCAGCGGCTGGGAACCCGGCAAAATCGCTGGGCTGGTACGAGTGGGGCCCGCATTCGTCGCTCCTGCTCAGTCTGCGCAACCTTGTCGCTTCCGCTGTCAAAGCACCGCTCCTGAGCGGCCCCCCAGTGGCAGACGCGAACGAGTTGCCTCCCGAAATCGCGGCCCATCTCCCTGCCGGTCCAGACACCCCAGACGGGATGTCTCCGGAGCTGGCTGCTCTGGTGCGTGCCACCCAGGCACACAATCCCGAAGGGCGGTGAATCCCACGGTGTATGTCGACAAGGTAGGGATCCGGGTTTTCGCCAACACGCGGGACGCCGATCGGGACATTGACAAGGTAACGCAGAAGCGGCGACAAACCGTCATAGAGGCTGTCATCAACGCCGAGAAGGCCCGGCGTGAACTAAAGAGGCTGGACAACTCGGCGATCGTGAAGATCGACGCCGAGGTGAGCAAGGCCCGGTCGAAGCTGGACGAGCTGCGCAAGCAGATCGAGGCCGGCGCGAACAAGACTCTGACGATCAACGCCGAGGTGGCCGAGGCCCGGGCCCGGGTTGCGCAGCTGCGTGCCGATCTGTCGCAGACCACCGATAAGGCGTCAAAGGTTGAGATCCGGGCCGACATCAAGCAGGCACAAGACGGCATCGCTGACCTGAGGGCGAAGATTGCCGGGATCCGTGCCGAAAAGGTCGCCATCCAGGTTGACGTGAAGCAGGCAGCCAGCGACCTGCGAGACCTGGAGAAGGAACGCAAGGTCACTGTCCAAGCGCACGCGGAAACGCTTGCGGCGAAGGCCGAGCTGATGCGTGTCGCCCGCGACCGGATCGTGAACTTGATCGTGAGAGTTCGGTCAACTCAGGCGGTTGCTGACATCAACCGGATCATCGCTGGCCTGACCGGCCTCAAAATGCTTGACCGGTGGCGGCAGTCGTTGACGAACCTGCTGGAACGACTCCCGCAAACGGCGCTCAAACTGGCAGTTCTGGGGCAGGCGATCGCGGGTTTGACGACGCCGATCTTCTCGGCGTTGTCGGCTCTCGGACCGTTGGTGACGAGCCTGGCGCAGATCGGGCCGCTCGCCCTCGGCTATGTGGCCGTGCTGGGCGCGATGAAGACGATGACGGCCGTCGCGAAGATGGCGTTCGCGGACCTGGATAAGTCAACCAACGCGTCGGCGAAGTCGTTCTATTCTGCGTTGCAGAAGGCTAAGAAGGGCCTGGACGAGATCCGCGACTCGGTCCAGACCTCCATGTTCACGCCGGCGTTCATTGGCGGGTTCGAGCGGCTCGCCGGCCAACTGCTGCCGCAGCTCCGCACCGGGCTGATCAGCGTCGCCTCGGCCATGTCCGCGGTCGGCGTTGAAACGATGGCCGCGATCGGCGAGGTGCTCGGTGACGGCCGCTTGCGTGAGTTCTTCGCGAACCTCACGCGAGGTCTGCGTGAAGCGCAGGGCGGCATTGCGAACATGGTCGCCGGCGTCCTCAATATCGGGCTGGCCGGGTCCCGGGTATTCCCCGACATCGGCCGCTGGATCGAGGACATCGGCAACCGGTTCATGGTGTGGACCAATGAGTCCGACATCGAGGGAATGATCCGTGCGGCCGCTGTCCAGTTTGGGCATTTGAAGGATGCCGCGAAGAACACGATCGGCATCGTCAAGGCACTGTTCACCGCGATGGACACCGGCCGATCGACTGGGCTGGAATCGCTCGCTGCGACCCTGGGAACGATCCGGGGAATCATGGAGGGCGCCACTTTCCAGACCGCGATGCAGACGGTGTTTATTGGCGCTGCTGATGGCGCCGCCGCATTGCGGGCTGCGCTCGTGCCGATCGGGAACAGCTTGGCTGCGTTGGCGCCGCTGATGGGCCGGGTGTTGGCTGTGGCGGGCGCCTCCCTGGCCACAATGCTGGACAAGATTTTTGCCGCGTTGGCGCAGCCGATTGCCCAGGGCGGAATAGAGATGGCGCTCAACGCGCTCGCGAAGCTCGCTACCAGTATTCCGTTCGATGCGCTCGGCGCCTCCCTTGGCATGGTCGGTCGGCTCATCGCCGCGATCGCGCCACTGGTCACCAGTTTGCTGAACGCGGTGCTGCCGCTGCTGCCGCCGCTGCTGAGTGCGATCGAGAAGCTCATACCTCCGATCGTGCAGATCGTGCAGGCCCTCCTACCGCAGCTTGTCACCGTGGCTAATGCCGCGATCCCGGCGATCGCCGCTCTCGCACCGGTCCTGTCCGCTGTCGCGGCCGTGATCACCGCGCTAGCGCCGATGCTGCCCGCGATCATTGCCGGATTTGTCGGGTTCAAGGTCGTCACCGGTGTAGCGGCCGGATTCCACCTGCTGACCGGCGCCCTTGCCGCCACGAAGGCGGCCCTGTCCGCCGGTGGCGCCGTGATGACCGCGTTCAAGGTGGCGATGTCCGCGGCCGGCCCGATCCTGACCGTGCTCAAGGTCGCCCTGAACGGCGCGATGATCGCCGCCCGCGCTCTTTTCGCCGTGCTGTTGGCTAACCCCATCGGTCTGATCATTACCGCCATCGCGCTTCTGGTGGCCGGATTCATATATTTGTGGAACACCAACGAGGGCTTCCGCAACTTCTTCATTCAGGCATGGGAGCAGATAAAGGCTGCGGTGGCAGCCGTCGTGTCCTGGGTCACTGGAACCGCTATCCCCACCCTCGTCGCTGGGTGGCAGGCGATCTCTGCAGGCGCCGTCGCGGCGTGGAGTGCGGTGGTCGCCAGCGCCCAGGCGGCATGGTCCGGGATCGTCGCGGGGGCGCTGGCTGTCGGATCGTTCCTGGCGTCGCTGTGGGCCGGGATCGTCTCTGTCGCCCAGTCCATCTGGAGCGGATTTGTCGCCTACTTCACGGCGTTGTGGAACGGGCTAGTGCCCATCGTGCAGGCACCGCTGAGGATCATTCAGGCGATCTTCACCGCGACGTGGGAGGCGATTAAAGCGGCAGCAGCGGCCGGGTTCCTGGTTCTGGTGTCCCTGTTCACCGGAAATTTCGGACAGATCGGCGCGATCGCGAGCGCTTTCTGGTCACGCATGGGCCAGATCGTGACGACCGCAATGGCCTCGATCAGGGCAGCGCTCACCGCAGCCTGGAACGGGATCCTCTCGCTGCTCTCGGCGGCCTGGTCCCGGATCAGCGCGATGGCGATCTCGACCTGGAACGCTCTGGTCGCGCTGCTGGCCGCAGCATGGTCACGGATCACCTCCGGTGCATCGGCGGCCTGGTCGGCGATCACCGCGATGCTCTCGGGCGCTTGGGCGCGGATCCGGTCGGCCGCGACCGCGGCGTGGAATGCGCTCATCTCCGTGACTACAGGGGCATGGAGCCGGATGGCGGCCGCGGTGCAGGCAGGCATCAACGCTGTTGTCTCGTTCGTGCGGACCTTGCCCGGCAAAGCCACCTCCGCCCTGTCATCGCTGGGATCCTCGATCACCAACGTGGCCCGGAGCGCCTGGAACTCGTTCAAGTCCGCCGTCACGACCGGGATCAGCAACGTGGTCAGCCTGATCCGGAGTCTTCCAGGCCGGGCAGCATCGGCGCTCAGCGGGATCGGATCGGCGCTTGTCAATGCCGGCCGTGACCTGATCCGCGGATTCATTTCCGGTGTCCAGCAAATGGCCGGAAACATTGCTCGTGCTGCCGCCGATGTAGTCAGTAACGCTGTCAACGCAGCCAAACGCACCCTCGGCATCCAGTCGCCATCCAAGGTGTTCATTGCGATCGCCAAGATGACCGGTCAAGGGTTCGTTCTCGGGATGGATCGCTCCGGGAATTCCGTGGCGCAGTCCGGGGCACGGATGGCGTCAGCGGCGATCGACAGCACCCAGCGGAGCCTGGAAAACTTCCGGCCCCGGTTGATCACCGAGTTCGCCACCGACATCAGCACCGCGACGGGAGCAGCTACCGGTGGCGGTGGAGACATCAACGTGACTGTGGATATCGGCACGTTCACGGCCCGCAACGAACGCGACATCCGCACATTCTCCTCGTCGCTGGCAGAAAGCATCGCAGCGAAAGCCCGTGCCGGTGGCGATCTCGGATTGGCGGTGGTGGGCGGATGAGGTTCGGCGGCATCCATGCCTCGACAGTCGGGGTCCGCTGCTTTCCCAAGTTGGGGGTATTCCGCAGCGACACCGAAGACCAGACCGTGCGACTGCCGGGTGTGGATGGGCAGCTATTCATGGGCGGGTCACAGGCCGCTCGTGAGTTCCCGGTGCATATCCGGGCAGCCGCCGCCAACGCTGCTGCTGCCCGTGCCCTGCTGGACGCGACAGCTACGTGGCTCACCCACGGTCAGCAGCAACTCATCTTTGACGAGCTGCCCGACCGGGCCTGGACCGCCCGGCTGAAAGGCCCGCTCTCGTGGGGGCTTGGCGGCGGAAGCTACCGGACCCAAACCGACATCGTGATGATCGCTGACGACCCGCACGCCTATGCCCTCACCGACGACACTGCCACCCTTAGCGCTCCAGGGCCGGTGGCCCGGATTCACGGCAACGAAGCGTCGTGGCCAACGATCCGCATCAACGGAGTCTTGTCGGGATCCCAAAGTGTCACGCTGAACCTGTGGGGACGCACGGTGCAGATCCAGGGACCTCTCACCGCCAGTGAACGGCTGCTGATCGACTACCAGGGCTACACCTTCGTCGTCACGAACGCAGGTGGTGCACCGGTGCGGAACCTCGCCGGGAAAATGTCGACCCTGTCGCGGATCCCGTGCCCGTCCAGTGGTGGAACGGTGTCATGGACGACAACTGGGACAGTCACCCAAGTCACGATCCAGTGTCACTCGAGGTGGATCTGATGGCCGTCGGGGACACGCTCGCGACCTGGTCAGGTCGGCCCGACTTCACCGGCGAAACGGTGACGGCCGGCGCGACTCTGCTGCAACGCTTCGAGGCTGTCAACGGGTCGGGGACGACCCGCACCATGCCTGATGTGGCCGATCCGTCGAAGACATGGACGATCCGCAACTACGCCGGCACGGCCGGGGTGAGCGCTGGCCGATGGGGCAACAACCTCGGACTGAACCGGACAGCACCCGCAACCGAGCAAACCTCGCTGACCGTGCCACACTTCCCGGGCCTGTGGCCATCGTCGGGGGTGATGTTGTTCCGTGCTTGGGCAGCGTTCAGCTTTGTGATGAGCTTCACGCCGATCATCTCGACCCGGAACACTCCCGGTCAGCAGCCGCTGGTGTATCTGTCGACAACCTCGGACGGCCGTCCCAGGGCGATGATCTACAGCGCGGCCGGCGCGAACCTCCTGGATCAGTCCGAGACGCTGCCGTGGCAGCCGACACCGCACGAATGGGTCTGCTACCTGTGGCAGGTGGATCTGGACGCCCGCACCTCCCAAGTCGCGGCTGTTCGACATGACACGGGGCAGAGTTTTGTAGGGCCGCTGCGGTCCTTCGCCGGTACCCCGAACTTGGCGTGCAGCGCCGCATTCGAGTTGGCTACCCTTTCGCCGACCGCCTCTTACTGGGCCGGCGGCTACATCGACGAGGTCAGCTACCGGCAAACCACAACCCCGGTGGTCATGGCTGATCTAGTTGACGGGGTTCGGCGGGGTCTCCCAGCCCGTGGCCGCGACAGTGCTGCCGGCGCCGGCCTCACAGTCACCGACACACTCGTGACCGCCACCACTGCGGCAACCCTGTTCACGGGTGCCCGGCCGGCCACCTGGACCTACCCGCCAACCGTTGAGGTTGCGCCGGTGGCAATCACCGGTGTGCCGATGGCGCTGCTGTCCACCGACCAGGGCGCCACATGGTCCGCCGCCACCGCTCCCGATGATCTCCCTAGCAGCTTCACCGGATGGGTGCGCTGGTCCATCCCACTCGACACCGGTGAAAGTGTGGCGTCGGTCCGGCTCGCCGAGAACGCCCCACCGCCCGAACTGGACGGCGGCGGCCCGATCGTCACGACACAGGGCAGCACTGTGTCTGTGCCGCTCACCGGAACGTGGACGGGCACTCCCTCCTTCGCGGTGGCGGCCGTCACACCGCTGGACGTGACCTTCACCGGCACCTCGATGCATATCGGTACCGGCTGGGCGATCGGCGATTTCACCGTGCGGGTCACAGTCGCTGATGACTCCGGGCAAATCTCGGCGCCAGCCGAGTTCATGGTGCAAGTTGCTGGTGCACCGTGGACACCTCCAGACGCTGTCGACTACGCTTTCCAGCCGCCAATTGTCCTGGACGCCGCCGGTGGCCCGGTGGATGTGCTGCCGGAAGTGTGGGAGGCGCGGATCTTCTCCGAGGTCAACGGGGAGCACACGGTCACCTGGACAATGTCAGCGACCGATCCGCGGGCGCACCTCGTCGCGAACGAAACACGGGTGTCGGTAGCGGACGAGATTTTCACAATCAAGCAGCACAAGACCATCCGGGACGGGTCCGGTGCGCCGGTGATCACCGTCTACGGCGAGGCCGACTACTACGACTTGGGACGCAAGCCGAAGCTCGCCGAGCGGGCATGGGCTGATAGCCAACCCGGTGAAGAACTGGGCGTTGCGCTGGCCGGCACCGGCTGGGCGGTGGCTGCGGTCACAGTGTCAACCCGCCGCACGTGGACGTGGCAGGCCGGAAACCCGCTTGACGTGCTGCGTCAGATCCAGCAAGTGCACGGCGGCGACCTGACATTCAACAACCGTGCCCGCACTGTCAGCCTGCTGACAACTCAGGGCTCCGACAGGGGTGTGTTCTTCGCTGTCGGCCGCAACCTCACCAGCGTGCAGCGGGTGTTGGACACCACCCAGTTGGTGACCCGGATGCACGCCGTAACCGAGGACGGCCAGACCTTCGCCGCCGTCAACACGGGACTGGACTACGTCGAGAACCACGACTGGACCGAGCAGACGATCGACGGCTACCTCACCTTCGCGGCCGGCACCAACCCGTACACGATGCTGTCCATGACCCGCGCCTCGCTCGGCAAGTACGCCAAGCCGCGCACCACCTACGAAGCCGACGTGGCCGATCTGTCGTTCCTCGCCGGCCGCGAACTGGACCGGCTCCGCCTCGGCGACCAGGTCACCATCTGGGACGAACAGCTCGGCATCGACATCATTCACAAGTTGGTCCGGCTCGAACTGGATCTGATGGAGCCCTGGAACTCCCGCATCACCCTGTCCTCGACCCTGCGCGAACTGGGTTCATCGGAGGCCACCAACAGTGCCGTGCTCACCACCGGCGCCGACATCGAGACCAAAGATCTGGTTCCGTTCAACTTGTTGTTGAACGCCCGCGCCGACAATGGCATGGCGCACTGGGCGGGGTCCGGGGTGACCGTGGTCACCGGTGGCGTGACTGGTCCGCGGCATTGGCGGTTCGCCGGTGGCGGTGTCCGCTGGCTGGAGCAGACCGTGGCGGTTGATACGCGGGACACCTACACCGTCTCTTTCCAGCTGGACACGGCCGGATTTGGCGAGGGGGTGTTGCCCGTGGTGGAGATCATCGCCGAGATCACCTACGACGACTCGACCACGGAAACGATTAGCCAGGCCGTCACATGATGGGCGGCGCCCAGCGGGTGCAGCACCTCACGCCGGGCGAGCAGAAACGGATCCTTACCATCCGGGTCCGGATCCAGGTCGCCATCCCCACCGGCCATCCCGAAGCCGCCGTAGATGTCGCCGACCTGCTGCTCCAAGCCGGGAGTATCGCAACTGGTTGGGTGCCGCACGTCACCGAGATGCCGTGGACGGCTGGGGTGGTCGGCCCGTGACCTGGGTGCGACTTTTCGGACGGATCCATCCCAGCGAACCCGACAAGCGGATTGAGCAGATCGCGTTTCGGGTGCGGGCAGTCGTACCGGGCGGCGCCCGGGTTGATGTGACCGATATCCAAGCCCAGCCCGGCAAGCTGGTCACCGGGTGGACCCTGCATCCCTCCGACCTCGGAGTTAAGGGTGTCGCTGGCTGGAACTGGCGCAATGCGGTCGTATCGGGTGATCAGCAGCTCGTCATCACTGCCGATGTCGACTCGGCCTCGCCGACCGTGTGGGACATTCGCGGAGTCAGTCCCGGCGTGCGGATCGACCAATACTACTTTGGGGCGGTCGGTGGCGGAGCCCGTGTAGACGGCGAGAAACACACCGCCACCCACGGTGCCGGCATCCCGCCCCACCTCACCGAACGAGCTGACGTCACGATTCCCATGCACGTCGACGGACGGGTGCTGGTGTGCTCGTGGCATCGCGGAATCGTAACCCCCGGCGATGACGAAATCGACGCCCCCGCCGCACCCGCCCACATCGACGGTCCTGTCACCACCTCCCACCCGGTGTGGGGCCAAGCGCTCGCCGCTCACCCCGGCTGGACGGATCTGGTCGCGGCACACCCGGATTGGAGCTAACCCCCATGCCTACCCCACTCACCGGAATTGTCACGCCCACCTACAGCCCGTCCGCATGGACAGACATGGCCGCAATGGCTGCCTCGTTGGAGGCACTCA